AAGTATAGTAGTAAAAAAGCATTAGAATGTTTATATTTATTGTCTGAAAGTGATATACAGCATATGAAGGAGAAGCTTCATAAAGGTGGAAAAGCTCCATAGTCTAAATATATATGATGATTTATTATTGAATTGAAAGGAGTATTACAATGGAAAATGTTGCAAGATGGACAATAAATGATATGGTTGAAGTTATGTTAAAAGAAGATGATGATTTTCTTAAAGTCAAGGAAACCCTCACACGAATTGGAATAGCATCAAGAAAAGAAAAGAAGTTATTCCAATCATGTCATATTTTACACAAACAAGGAAAATATTATATAGTTCATTTTAAAGAACTGTTTGCGCTTGATGGTAAGCCAACAAACATTTCCGAGAATGATGTTGAACGAAGAAATACAATTGCAAACCTTTTGCATGAATGGGAACTTGTAAAACTTGTTGTTCCAGACAAGGCACAACCAACTGTTCCAATTAGACAGTTAAAGATTCTTCCTTTTGCAGAGAAAGATGAATGGGATTTACAAGCAAAATATAGTATTGGTAGTGTTGGAATTAAATCTGTTGGTGAACATGAAGGACGTAATGCAACAGAGATTGATGAAAACATATTTAGTTAATGCTGGCATAGCTCAGTTGGTAGAGCAATTCACTTGTAATGAATAGGTCGGGGGTTCAAATCCTCTTGCCAGCTTGAATATAGGAGAAGGTATGAGTATTAAAGTATTGAGATTGGTTACGTCAGAAGAATTGATTGGTAAATGGAATCCAGAAAAGTGTTCAATACACAATCCTGTGGTAATGGTTCCTGTGTCAAAAGATAAGATTGGTTTTCAGCCATGGATTACATTAGGTGAAGACGAAGAAATCTTTTTAAAAGATCAGCATATTATGACCATAGTAACACCTGATATAAAATTACAAAATGAATATAATAGGGTTTTTGGTTCTGGAATTATAATACCCGGAGATGAAGGTATTATTGGATAAGTTTTTCCTTGTTTTTTACACCCTTTTTTGAGATAATATATATAATGAATTTTTATACTTACATTGGTCTGCTACGCAATAAGATATATATACGAAATTTTTCTGGTAATGAAGAGCATTCATATTCAGAAAGTTTTCAACCCACCATGTATATTCCAGCTCCACCCATCAAATGTCGTTATAAAACTTTAACAGGTCAACACGTTGCTGATATGAAGTTTGATGATATTGCATCGTGTAAAGATTACATAAAACAATATAAAGGAGTTGATGATTTTCCTGTATATGGAAATACTAATTATGCTGTTCAATATATTTCTGAAAAGTATCCAAACAAGTTTCAATGGGATATTAAAAAGATTAGAATATATACAATAGATATTGAAGTATCGTCTGAAGATGGATTTCCTCATCCAGAAACAGCTGCATCTGATGTCACAGCAATCACGGTACATGATAGTACAGCAAATGTTTATCATGTTTGGGGAACAGGTGGTTATGTTCCACATGATGAAACAAAAACTATTTTATATTATGAGTGTGATGATGAGGATGATTTGTTAGAAAGATTTCTTCAATGGTGGGAAACTAACTATCCACATATTATTACAGGATGGAATTGTAAGTTTTTTGATATTCCATATCTAGTTAATCGTATTGAACGATTGAACAAAAAACCATCACGATTATCTCCTGTTGGTTTTATAAATCAACGTAATGTATTTATAGCTGGTAGGGAGAATCAGTACTATACAATATTTGGTATTTCAACATTAGATTATATTGATTTGTATAAGAAGTTTACATATAAGGTTAGAGAATCATATCGTCTGGATTATATAGGATCTGTTGAACTTGGTTTGAAGAAAATAGAAGTAGGAGATGTTCAAGGATATGATTTGTATAAAACAAATTATCAGAAATTCATTGAGTATAATATTCGTGATGTTGAGATTGTAGAGAAACTTGAGGAGAAGATGAAGTTGTTAGAGTTGGTTATTACTCTGGCATATGAATCTAAGATTAATTTTGAGGATGTATTCTCTCCTGTGAGAACTTGGGATGCAATTATCTATAATTTCTTAAAGAAAAAAAATATTGTTATTCCACAAGCTCCAGGTTATGATTCTCTTAATAATAATAATAAAGGTGAGATCATTGGTGCATACGTTAAAGAACCACAAGCTGGATTACATAATTGGGTAGTTAGTTTTGATCTCAATTCTCTTTATCCACATTTGATTCAGCAATATAATATTAGTCCTGAAACTTTATATAATGGAGTTGTGTGTGTAGATTCTCAAACTACTGGAGTAGTAGGATTATTGGAACAAAAATTAGATACAGGTTATCTAAAAGATAAACAATTAACACTCACTCCAAATGGTCAACACTTTACTTTAAATCAAAGAGGATTTCTTCCACAGTTGATGGAAGATATGTATAATGAACGTGTAGAGTTTAAGAAAAAGATGTTGGAGGAGCAACAGAAATTAGAAGATGGGAATTATAAGAATAAACAAGCAGTAATTAATAACATATCCAGATGTAATAATATTCAAATGTCTAAAAAGATTTTGTTGAATAGTGCTTATGGTGCATTAGCTAATCAACATTTTCGTTATTATTCAACAGAAATGGCAGAGGGTATTACTACAGCAGGGCAACTTGCAATACGCTGGATTGATCGAAGTATAAATATATATATCAATAATCTACTTCATACAAAGGATGTTGATTATGTCATTGCTTCGGATACGGATAGTATATATGTTACATTTAACAACTTGGTTTGTCAAGTTTTCAAGGACACAACACAGACAGATAGTACTCCAAAAATTATTACCTTCTTGGACAGGATTAGTAAAGATAAAATTGAGCCATTTATTAATAGTAGTTATGAAGATCTTCATTCGTATGTAAATTCATATGCACAAAAGATGCAGATGGGGAGAGAAGTAATTGCTGATAAAGGTATTTGGACTGCAAAGAAAAGATACATACTTAATGTTTATGATTCTGAAGGGGTAAAATACAAAGAACCCAAGTTAAAAATAATGGGTATCGAAAGTGTTAGGAGTTCAACGCCAGAATGGTGTCGTAATAAGATTCAAGCATTAATTAAGACGATCATCAATACTGATGAAGAAACTGTAATGAAATGTATTTTAGATTATCGTGAAGAATTTAATAATTTATCTTTTGATAAAATAGCATTTCCTAGATCAGTTAATGGTATTGCAAAGTATACGTCCACAAAAAGTATATATAATAAAGGCACACCAATTCACGTGAGAGGTGTTTTATTATATAATCATATGTTAAGAAAACATAAGCTTACTAAGAAATATCAGTATATTCGTGAAGGTGAGAAAGTTAAATTCGCATATCTTAAAGAACCAAATCCATTACACGAGAATGTGATTTCTGTTGCTACTCACCTACCAAAAGATTTTGAATTAGAGAAGTATATTGATTATGAGTTACAATTTGATAAAGCATTTTTGCAACCAATCAAAAATATTTTAAATGTTCTTGGTTGGCAAACTGAAAAACGTGGTAGTTTAGAATCTTTTTTTTAAATTAAAGGAGTTTTATTATGGCAACAAAAGATATTATTAAACATTTAATAAAGGTGACCGAAAATGATTTTGCAAGCGTTGTATCCGCTGGTATTGTTGGTGATTGTTCTACTTTTGTCGATACTGGATCGTATAGTCTAAACGCATTGTTGTCTGGTTCTTTGTATGGAGGTGTTCCATCAAACAAGATAACATGTTTAGCAGGTTCTGAGGCAGTAGGTAAAACATTCTTTGCATTAAGTATAGCTAAGAGTTATTTAGATAAGGATAATAATAATATCATTATCTATTTTGAAAGTGAAGGTGCATTGACTTCCGACATAATAAAAGATAGAGGATTAGATCCTGATAGATTTATTGTGTTTCCAGTTGCAACAGTAGAAGAATTTAAAACACAAGCAATTAAGATAATTGAGAATATGGATAAAGAATATCAAATTATGATTTTTCTGGATTCACTTGGTAATCTATCTACACGAAAAGAAATGGAAGATTCATCAAGTGGTTCTGATAAAAGAGATATGACAAGAGCTCCAGCAATTAGATCAGCATTTAGAACTCTTGCATTGAAACTTGCAAAGGCAAATATTCCTCTGATTATTACAAATCACACCTATGATAAGATAGGGAGTTTGTTTCCAACGAAAGAAATTTCTGGTGGTGGTGGAATCAAGTATGCAGCTTCAGTTATTGTAACACTTGGTAAAAGAAAAGTAAAAGATGGTACAGATGTATTAGGAAATATTATCAAAATGAAACTCGTTAAGGGTAGAATGACCAAAGAGGAATCTGTTACTGAAACGATGTTGAACTATAGTACGGGATTGAATAAGTATTATGGTTTAGTTGCACTTGCTGAGAAGTATGATATATTTAAGAAAGTGTCAACCAGATTTGAAACACCAGTTGGTAAGGCATTTGAGAAAACTATTGTGAATGATCCAGAAAAGTATTTTACTGAGGATGTTATGGCTCAACTTGAAGTTGCAGCTAATAAGGAGTTTTGTTATGGGGTAGCAGGATGATTACCTTTCCAACACAAAGGACAGTAGAAACAAATAAGACTTTCAAGGCATGGAAAACATATCATGGAATGTATTTACACTTTACCACGACATATGATTATTTCAAATACTTTGGTAATGCATCATGGGGAAATATTTCTTCAATGGAAAAGTATTTTGCAAAGTTTGAACATCAAACTGGGTTTTCTTGGCAACGTGGATTCTTTACATCCTTAGGAAAGAAATATGATCATGAATTAGATTTAATATATTATTATCTGTCTCAATTGACCATTGGTAAAAATTATCCTACGGAGTTCTTAGATGATTATTTTGTTGAATATAAGAATAAAATGGATAGCTTTACACTTCATCTTGAAAGAAATATGAAAGTGGTTGTTGATTATATGAAAGAATATGATATGAAGTTTAATGAGTTGTTTGAGTGTAGTGGAATCAACCATCCTCCAATACTAAAACTTTTATTGGGTGGGGATATTTCATTAGAAACTTTTACAGTTTTAGATATATGTTTAGGTTTTACAAAGACAATAGATAAAAAGTTGATTGATCCTATATGGAGAGATCAGAAAAGATTGTGTTATAATTACAAACCATTTTTAGAAGTCAATATTAAGGAAAAACGAAAACTTATACTGGACGTATTAAATGGATATTGATTTTGGTACAGGTAAAGTAACTTATCCAGAACGTGATGCTGATAGAGCAGCTCTTCAAAAATCTTTAGAAGATATGAAGATTCCAGAAGAAGAAGATAAAGAACCAGTATTTTCAAAAACAATTCATCAAAATTTAAAGTACGGTAGATTAAAATATTTGATATATTGTTTCTTGTTGATGGTGGATGGTTTTGTTGGTATTATTTCATTAGGACAGACTCAGAGTATTTTAGCAAATAAGTATATATTATCAGATTATATTATGGGAGATTATGATGGAGATAGATAAAACAGCAGTTAATTTTAATTCAAGTCCTTTGTATAGGTTCTTGATGGTAGATGGTAAGTTTAAGGGTGTAGAATTTTATTTCAAGAATGTAGAGTTAGATCATCATAATACACCTAATTCATTTGATATAGCATTTGGATATGAAATCATTGGTGGTAATTATAAAGATGAAGGATGGGAAGAAGATATGGAACATATGAATCGTATTGTTAATGAGAAAAATTCAGATCAGTTTGAAGTTGAAATAGGTAAGATACTAAGGAACTTATTAATTTTGAATGATCCGAGAGTGACGTTACATAAAGGAAAGGATATATGAGAATAGAGCAATTAATACTTGAGAACTTAATACATGATTCACAATATGCAAGCTTGATCGGTGTGTTTTTAAAAACAGAATATTTCAGGTCAAGTCCTGAAAGAATTATATTTAGTGAAATACAAGATTATATAAACGAGTATAATAAAGCACCAGGAATTTCAGCACTATCAAATATTGTTTCAGATAGAGATGATTTGAATGAAACAACTTTTAAAAATTGTTTAGAAGTTCTGGATGGTTTGGGTGAAACAAAATCAGATGATACAGAGTGGTTGCTGAGTGAAACAGAGAAGTGGGCAAAAGATGCAGCTATCTATAATGGTATTGTGGATTCGATTGCAATATTAGAAGGTAAAGATAAAGAAAAACCAAAAGACGCAATACCAGATATGTTGACTGATGCACTTTCAGTATCGTTAGATACTAGTGTAGGACATAACTATATTGATGATGCATCCGAGAGATGGGATTATTATCATAAACGAGATCAGAGATTTCCATTTGGGATTGAGATGTTGGATAAGATTACAGGTGGTGGAATATCACCAAAGACTCTTACAGTATTTCTTGGTGGAACTGGTTCTGGTAAAACATTAGTCAAAACACACTTAGCTTCTCAATACATCAAACAAGGATTTGATGTATTATATATTACATTAGAGATGGCACAGGAACGAATAGCTGAAAGAATTGATGCAAATCTTTTGGATGTTGACTTAGATCAAATAAGACTTTTACCAAGAGAATCGTTTAATGCTAAGATTGAAAAATTGATGAACTCTACTAGAAATTTTGGTAGATTGATTATCAAGGAGTATCCTACTTCTGGAGCTCATGTTGGAAATTTTCGTGCATTGTTGAGAGAATTGAAAATCAAGAAACGATTTGCACCACAGATTATTATATTAGACTATCTAAATATTTGTTCTTCCAATAGAGTTAAGTGGTCATCAAATATGAATACTTACGTTTATATTAAATCTATAGCAGAAGAGATTCGTGGTTTTGCAGTTGAGGCAAATGTTCCTATTATCACAAGCTCACAGTTAAATCGTGATGGATATTCCAGTTCTGATCCAGATATGACAAATATATCGGAATCATTTGGATTACCAGCAACAGCAGATTTAATGATGGCAATTGTAGCAAAAGAAGATAATGGTGGTCAATTAATGTTCAAACAGTTAAAGAATAGATATAGTGATCCTACAATCAATGCTAAGTTTATGTTAGGTATGAATAAGAATCGTATGAGATTAGAGAGTATTTCACAGTCACACCAACCAGTATTGGCAAATGGTGGTTCTAGTGCATCATTTGATAGAAAGACGGCTGCAAGTTCTACGGATTCACCATTTTTAAAACAATATAAAGACGTTAAAATAGCACCAAAGGTGTCATCTGGCAAAATGGAAGATTGGAAAATATAGTCGGATGTATAAATATTATAAATATTATAAAGAGAAGATATGAAAGAAAAGAAACTTATAGAATTGTTTCAGGATTCTGCTAGTAGATTAAAACGAAAAGAAAATAGTACTACATCACTTCACTCAATGGGTGGGTATGGCGAAATAGACCATGAGAGGATATGTCCGTTTCGTTCTATTCCATTTGTTGATTGTCCCCTATGTAAAATAGAGAGTTTAGGTAAAATATGAAAACATTAAAGAGATTTATTGCAGATAAAGAATTAATTGAGGCATTGTCACCAAAAGTTTCAGGTAATACTCTTGCTAAAATTTATGAAGGATGTGTTTATATTGTAGCACGACTTGGTGGTTCTAATATAATACCTACAGTAGAAGATGTTAAAAAGATTATTAAAGAAACCGAATTTGATAAGTCAGACAATACTGCGTATGACTATTTTACAAATGTTATAAACAGTAAATCAAAAGAGGCTCAAAAAGAAGGGTTAAAATATATTTCAAGTATTGGTGGCCCTGTTAAACAAATAAAAGGTGGTAGTTGGGGTTCTAGTGTTAGTATAATTTGGGATAGTGTAAATGATTTTTATTATAAAGTAATGCCAGATCAATATGCTGGTCTTAAAACAAAAGATAATACAGCAGATATTGTCTTTGTATGGGGAACTACTGTACAAGATTTTGCTGATACTTTATTATCTATAAAAAATGAACCACTTCTAGGAAGTGTTAATTTTGGATCAAATGGAATGTGTGAACTCGAATTTGATGATAAGAAAGTATGCACGTTTGTACAGGTTTCTCTGAAAAAAGGTCAGGCTGATGCAAGAATTGGTCGTGTGACTACTTTATTAAGAAGTCGGGGTGAACTTGGTCAACCTACAAAAGTAGAAAATTATGATCTTAAAAATTATGACTTTGGTGATAGTATTGAATTGGAAGAAGGACTTTTAAATTTTATAAAAGATAAAATAGGTGCTATATCTGATTATGTTAAAATGGGTATTTCTAAAATAAAAGGATTTTTATTAAA